TTTCGTTGTCAGAAATGTAATAAAGCATACGAGGTCATTCAGACAGGGTGTACCGATAACAAAAGAACCGTTTTACGCTATCAGGACTTCCCTAAATATAAACTTAGGGATAAAGTATGCTTAGATTGTAAACCTAGAATAGTTAAATAAGGCTTGTAATATAGTCTTAATCGTTAAAAAAAAAGAAAGTGAGGTATAGGCATGGCTAAAGAAGAAAACAAGCAAATAACCCCTTTAATTACAATGGATGAAGAAAATAGCACTCAAACGCTAGAATACCAGGAATTATCGGATATTGATGAAATAATGCTTGACTTAAAGTATAAGAGTGTGTTTTTTTATAATATATTATCTATATATAATAAATATATAATTAAATATATATCTAATTACTTAGATAATATATATAAAGATACTATAAGAGATCATATAGTATCTTACTTAGATAATCATTTACTCTTAGATAATAAAAATAATTTGTTAGTATTTAGAAAGGATGAGATTGTAAGAGAAGGAAAACCTTTAGTTAAGGATACACTTAAAGTATCACTTGAACCTAAAGTAATACTTGAAGGTCTAAGTGAGAAGTATCCTACTTTAGACTTAGAGACTGAGTTTGAGAAATGGGAAGATTATCAACTTGCTCACGGAAAGCGTTATAAGAATAAAAAGGCAGCTTTCCGAAATTGGTGTCGAAATGCAGTGGAATACCAAGCGAAGAATGGTACCATAACCCCCAACAAAGTAAATACATATAAGGAGATGTTCGATGAATAATGAAAAGGCAAATCACTATGTTATAGACTTGTTTGAGACGTTCAGTATTGAGAAGAACAAGCTCCTCGGAAAAGAATGGAGAGATGCACTTGTTAACTATGATGAGGAGGTCGTAAAGAAGGGATGGAGTCAAGTGGTTGCCGAATGTAGGACCAGGTACTTACCACCCCTAAAGGTTGTGTACTCGATTTTGAACAACATTAGAAATGAACAAAAGAATGAGGTTGCTTTGGATGAATTTGTGGAGACACAAACCCCACAGGACCGAAAGGATCAATCACGCTTTATCAAACTACTGCAATACTCAATGCGAGAGATCAAGGCCAAAAGGATGACCGAGATCGAATCCTTGAAACTACACGCTAAGTTCTTTAAGGAAATAGGGATGGATGAGGACGCTGACGACTTACTTCGAGTGGTAGCAGAAAAACAAGCTGCCTAAAATAAAAAGGCTACCAAAACATATAGCGAAGTCCAGGTAGCCTTATGAGGAGACGAATAAATTAGTTACTATTAATCATTTTTTTCTAAATATCTTATGCTTATGCCTTGAGACCAAGTATCAATTACTTTAGACATTTGCTTTTGATTTAACTTGTATCTTTTTTTAATAAACCTAGAATGTTGTATCAAAAGATCATCTAATTCACTTGCAATATTTTCATAATACTTCATCTTATACCTCCCTTAAATGACCAAATGATTTTAAAATATATTTATTTATTTCTTCTTTAAATACAATGTTTTTAGATGTTCTTTCATCTGATTCTATGAATCTCTCTTCGCCATTTCTATCTACACCATTATAACAATAATGAAAGGCACATTCATTATCATCTAAATGATCGATTTCTATTACCACACCTCCAAAATCATAGCTACAATGTTCACATTCCATTTTTATTTCTATCATTTTATACCTCTTCTATTTCTAAGTTACACTCCTCGCATACTTCTTCTAGCTGCGATTCATCACTACTACCATCCCCAAACTCGTTAAAGACTAGGGACGAATTACATTCATCGCATTTATTGTGCGATATATCACCTCCTATATTCATTTTATTTATTCTCCTTTTTTTCTTCTAAATAGCAATCATAGTGATAGCAAAGTATTTCCCAATTAATGCCCTCTGAGCAATCGTGGTATTTCAATGCATTATGTAATACTTCCATACACTCTTCATCTGTTAGTTCAACATCTCTATGGTCGTAAGAACCTTTAAGACTTTTAACATCATCAATCGCCCATACAATTGCTATTGAGTTAGTTTCATTAAAACCATCTCCATAGTCTAGTTTTGGTTTATTCATTCCTAATCCCTCTTCTTTCTCTTTAAGCTATAGTAAGCCTTACTTACTAATGGATTGCCACACATACGACCAAATAAAGCCTTTCTAAGCTCTTCTCTAGTCTCTTCTTCATCTAGTTTTAGATGATATTCTTTTATTTTGCTCATTTTACCTCCTAATAGTTTTTAACTTTTTCATATTTTATATTCCAAGTCTTTCTATTTTTAAGCCACGGAAATTTCTCTTCTATTATAGACTTACTACCTCCTGGGTATCTCTTTTCCTCTTCTAAAATGGTTTCTTCTATATCTCCTTCTTCATTTTTGGTAAACTTCCAAACTTCAGTCATCCATTCATTCTTATCCCTATCAAAGTATATTAACTCCTCTTTGAACCATTCAGTACTTTCATATTCTTTTTGCCATACTTTATGATATATTTTCATTCTATTTCCTCTCCCTTTGATTTAATAAACAAGTTTCTTTCCATTGGTTTAAATCCTCTTTTAAATCAATGATCCTTAATTGCTGCAGACTTACTATTAGTCCACAGATTAAAATGATTTCTAGCTGCATTATTGAGCCTCCTGGCTATTGTTTAAAAATGTTTTATAATCTTTATATGTACCATTAGGATTATCTATTATCCATTGACCAAAAATTTTAATAGTTTGTTCCTTTGGTATATAGCTATTCATTTTTATAGATGCATTTTTAAATTGATTTATTATTTTTTCTTCTAATTTCTTCATTGTTTACGCTCCTTTAGTTTGGTAAGTATTCAATCTCATCTTCTGAGAATATTTCTTTTAATAGTAATGATTGAGTTACGCATTTATGATATAATGCTTTTGTTTTTTCATTCCATTTCATTCCATCTGAATTAAATTCTTCATATCCGAACTCAGAACAAAACTCTGGAAAAGACATTTCCATATAATAATCCATCCTAGAACACGCTAGAACGCTATATAAAAGATCTCTGATTTGGTGTATAGGTCTTTGAAGCATAAAATATCTATCCATATCAAATATTTTATTACTACTTCCCCAAGTGGAATGAATAGACTCTGTAAAATCAAAATCTATTTCTTTGCCATTCCTCTTCATAATAATTTTATATTGCATTCCCTTTTTATATTTACTTTTTGGCTTTGGATCGTCTAAACTACCTAGACCAATCTGTTCAGCTTGAAATTCAATTTCATTTAAAAGGTTTTTTAGTTCCTTTGGTTTCTCTGAATGTTCAAAGACTGAATCATTGGCTTTTAATGTGATTATTTTTTTCATTGTTGTTAATCTCCTCTATTTAATTTCTAAATCATTTGTTTTTGGATTAAAAAATCTGATTGTCTCATTCTCTCCGAAACTATTAGCAGATATTTTAAATCTGCCATCTTTCATACTCTCCACTTTGAAATCTTTTAAGGTTTGATTGAAAAATTTCATAGTGTCTTTGCTAAAAAAATATGGTGCTTTTTCTTTTGTCAATCTCTTTATTTCATATATTGTAGGTTTACGCATTGTTATTTGCCTCCGTTGGTTTTTAAAAAATGTTTATAGCATTTAATTTTAGAAAAATAAAATATTGGTTCATCAGTATCTAATAACACACCCTCCCAAAGTTTTAATACTTCTTTTGTATATTCAATTAATGCCATTTTATTATTTAATAGGTTTATTGGTTCCTCCTCTAAATCATATTTTTTAATTATATCAGATGCTAAGCCACATTGAAAATCATCTGATATATTTCTTTTAAATGCTTTTGTTATCCTCATCTACTTTGCCCCCTTAAAAAGAGTTTTTTTTTCATAAGGTGCTATATCGTTTAAGTGTGTCATTGCTTCATCTAAAGCAGTTAGCAGCTCAGCTTGTGATGCTATGCCTTCTATTTTGAGTTGTTCATCATCATATTTTTCCCATTCTAAATTATAGAATATGTCAGATTCTATAAGAGACTCTATTTCTCTTAATAAACGAATAACTTCTTTAATTGATAATTTCATATTTGCCTCCTCAAGCGTTTATGATTTGTGATTATTTGACTGCCTTAACTTACTAACAAAAGTAAGGTAGACAATGAAATACTTTTAATTATATATATTGATAGTCTTAGAGCCGAGGGAAGATACTATAAAGTATTAATTGATATGATCCAGGATAAGTGCAGCTATAATTGAAGTTAAAAGGGACGGACGGAATAGAATTGATTTAATTAATTATAAGGTGTTGCGAAAAGGCGCGACATATTAATAAGGACGGCACACCCCCCCCATACCTTGCAATGCTGAGGACGAGGGGCATGTATGTTACTCCCCATACATTTTTTCTTGCAAAACATCGCCCCCTTTAAATTCCACAATAACAAGGATTACTACTTTTATATAACATATTTCATTACATATATTCCAACCGATTTGAAAGACGCACACCGTAAAAAATCAACAAAGGAGATGGAGAAGTCGGCTGTCAAACAGGCAGTCAAAGATCTGCACGACAATGAATATTATGCAAATTTCTTATCAACCCTGGAAATCGATACCAGTAAAAAGGTTCGATTTACAGACGATAAAAAGGATGCCTTTTTAAAAACAATGGTTGATTGTCACGGATTTCCTTCGATTGCAGCCAATAAGATGGGATTTTATTATGGTAGTATTCAATATGCGATGAAGAACGACCCCCAGTTTGCACAAGCTGTGGATGTTCTGCGTAAGTCCTTTAATCAAGAGCGTTTAGACGGATTAGAGAAACTATCGTATGAACAGGCATCAGAAGCAAAGAATACAGCAGAGCGTATTTTTCAGTTAAAAGCGTTAGATCCACATAAGTACAGGGATAGAACCAATGCGACCAACACACAAGTAAATGTGATGGTGGCAGGAATAACGCCCAAAGATAGATCAAAAATGATCAAGAATATGAAATGAAGTATTATCCATACGCTGTAGATGATAAAGGAGACATACAATATTTGTCTCCTAGAGACTTCTTACTGGACATATTGCGAGACTTATACGGATTGGATAAAGTAGAATCGAAAGAGATTACGGATGTTGCGATCAAGATTTTTAATTTAGAAACGGACGGTAGTTTGCCCATAGATTGGAAAGAGTTATATAAGAATATATCATGAATGACGATATTTTAATTACCTATAAGAATCCAGATGGAACACCGACTGGACCCCTTCCACATCAAGAGGAGTATCATTTATATACAGGTTGGAGCAAGCATCACTTGCTTGCAGGCAGTTTAGGAACAGGAAAGACCGAGGCCATGTGCATGGAAGCGATCCAACAAAGTGCAGCGTATGAGAATAACTTAGGACTAATGGGACGTAAGGTACTCGATGCGTTCAAAAAATCGACATTGATTCAACTCCTGGACTTAGCGGGTGGTTTTGTTTCCAAGCACAGGTCTCAAGATAGAGAAATTATCTTTAAGAATGGTTCTAGGATAGTATATATGGCCTTAGATGACTCTAGGGACTCGATACAGAGAATTAAATCAATGAATCTAGGTTGGTTTGCCTTTGACCAGTTAGAAGAGATTTCAGAACAAACCTTTATTGCTGCGGCAGGTCAATTAAGGAAGAAGGGTGTGATGCGTTGCAGTTTTCATACTTGTAACCCTGCAGGACATGATTGGGTCTGGAAGAAGTTTAAACAGCATAAGAAAAAGCAGAATGAAACCAAAGGAGACTATCGGTTGATCGAGACTCGTACTTGGACACCAGATATACCTCCTCCTGAAACGGACGAAGAAGTAAAGGTTTATAGCGATAACCCACACCTACCTGCTGATTACATTAAACATCTACTCTCCATGCCTCAGATGTGGGTTAATCGCTATGTGTATTGCAGTTGGGATGATTTTGCAGGCTTGGTTTATCCGATGTTTGACGAAAAAATTCATGTGATAAAATCATTTGACATGCCAAAATGGTGGAATAGGTATGTAGTGTATGACTATGGGTATAAAAATCCGACTAGCATACTATTTGCTGCAGTGGACGATGAGAAGAATATCTTTGTGTATGACATTATTTATGGTGATGAAATGAGGATAGATGAACTGGTTCCAATGGTAGAAGATAGATTAGAAACAGGAATGGACTACACTTTCATTGCCGACCCGTCCATTAATAGGACCGAGCGTGACGGATATTCGATTGCGGATGAGTGGGAAGAGTATGGTATTGAGTGGGAGAGAGCAAATAATGATAAGCGTGCAGGTTTTGATAGGGTAGCACGCTACTTAACGACAGATAAAAATGGTCATTGTCAGTTGAAATTCTTTGATGTTAGAAATATGGGATTTTTATTGGATGAGATCATGGATTATAAATGGAAAGAATTAAAGCATGGGCATAGCGAAAAAAGCGCACCAGAGGAGCCTGTGAAAAAAAATGATCACGCAATGGACTGTGTTCGGTATTTAGTTCATGCGGTAGAAGGTTCAAATAAACCAAAACGCAGAGATAGATATAGAACACCAAGTTTATTTAGGCGTAAAACCAGTTGGATGGGTATATGAGTGATTTAGCATATTTACACGAAGTATTTCAAGCAATGCAGGGTAGCAATAAACAATTTATGCAAGCTGCAAGAGAATCCATGTATTTTTATACGGGTGGGTACGGAACGGGACAATGGGATATGTCCGATATATCCAAATTAAGAGCAGAGGGACGTCCTCCCCTTCAGCTCAATATTATCCTTCCGAAGGTAAACTTGGTTACTGGTATTGAAAGACAAGGTAGAACATCGTACCGTGCCAGACCCGTAGAAATGAATGATGACAATGAAGCAAAGTTAATTACTGCTTTATTATATCATATTGATAAAAGCCAATCCTTACAGAATGTGTTCAGTCGTGTGTTTAAGGACGGTGTAATTACAGGTCGTGGTTGGGTAGATATATCGGTAGAACCAGGTGAATACTTTGATAGTAAGATCCATATTAAAAGAGAATCTTGGGCAAATGTGTTGATGGATCCAGAAGCAACCACTCCTGATTGTTCACAGTGGGGCAGATTGGCCAGAACCAAACTCTTATCTATCTCTCAGGCAAAAGAAATGTTTCCAGATGCGTTGAAAGACCTTAAAAAAGCAGAGGATATACAGGAAACTTTTATGGGAGAAGAATCCTTGCAAAACATTCAATTAGGAGATAAATATAAAAATGTAGATCCTAATTATGGTTTTAAGAGCATGGAAGCCTATAACATGGATGCTCATCGTAAGAAGATCAGAATTATTGAACTATGGGAAAGAGAATACGAAAAAGAATTTTATTTAGTGAATCCACAAACAGGACGATTTTCACAACAAGGATTTAAAACCAAGCGGAAAGCCAATGAAGCAATTAGGCAGATCATGGAAAGACCTGAGATGGAAGTTGCTCCTGTTGAGTTAAATGTGGTTTCTAAAAGCGTTCCTAAGACCTATGTTACTGTTTTTGCAGGAGCTAGGATATTACAGGAAAAAACACCAAATCCTTACAGTCATAATCAATTTCCGTTGATTCCATTTTTCTATACTTTTGAGGACTATGGAAATACAGTGGAAACATTTGGTTTGGTAGAAAATTTAAAAGACCCTCAAAGAGAGAAGAATAAGCGTAGGTCACAAGCCTTAGATATTATTAATCGCTCTCCAAAGGGTGGTGGTATCTTTACAGGAAATAAGGTTACTGCAGAACAAATGAATAGAGCTTCTGGTAACGGAGAGTGGATTGGAATCCCTGGATATAAAGGACGGATTTCTGACTTTATGACTCAGTGGTCGAATCAACACACACAACTTGTACCAACGATTGCTTCTTTTGAACAAAGAAGTGATTTTGATGCAAAGGAGATCAGTGGTGCTACAGACCCAATGATGGGTGTTGCAACCTCTTCGAGTGAGTCAGGTCTAGCGGTACAGACTAGAATTCGTCAGGGAATGAATACCTTAATGGAGCAGATGGAAAACTTAGACACTTGCAAGAAGAATACACTAGAAATGGCAGTGTCTAATATGCAACAGTATTATTCTGTAGATAAGATACAAAGAATTATTGGAGCTGAGTTTGATAAAGTTGAGCCTGAAGAACAGGCAGAGGTAAATCAAATTATCGGCAAATTTTTGGACAACTTCTCAACGATGGAGTTTGATGTGGTCTTAGATCAAGGTCAAAATACTCCAACAATGAGAGCGTTAATGGCTAACCAAGTTGGGGAATTAGTACGAAATGGGTACGCTAGTTTATTCCCACTTTTTGTAGAACTATCCGACATGGAAGCATCCGATGAGATACTGGAAAAATTTGAGCAGGAACGCCAAGCTCAGATCCAGTCACAGCAACAACAACAAAAACCCCCACAAATGAGTGGAGAAGGAGTAATGCAATAATGAGTGAATCTAAGTTTCAATATATTGATGAGGAAAAGGAACTAACTGGTGAAGAGTATAGCGACTCTGAAGTAGAAGAATCCCCGAACAATGAAGAGACTGAGGTTGAAGCAGAATCAACCGACACCCCAGAAACAGCAGAAGAACAAAAGCTAAGAGTTGGCGATAATGAATTTGACTCTATTGAAGAGCTTGTGAAATTCGCTGAAGAACGGGATAAGTCTTATACTAACCTACAGAGCCTAAATGGCAGACAAACCAATGAACTTGGTGATTTGCGAAAGATGGTAGAAGAACTAAAGAACTCTATGGAACCTCAAGAGGAACCAGAAGCAGTCCCTGAGTTTGACGAATACGACCCTGCAAAACAGAAAGAGTACATTGAGTTTATGGCTGCGAAGAAAGCACAAGATATGATAGATCAGAGGTTCCAAGCTGAAGAAGCAAAGAAAGCTGAGACAGAGTATAATAGTGCAATGGATGCAATGATGAATGATTTTATCGAATCGCATCCAGAGTTAGGTCAAGATGAGTTAGCAAAGATTGCTGCTTTTGGCGATGAAAGAGGCATCACCTTTATAGAGGATGCCTATAATGTTTGGAACATCCAGAACCAACCCGTTAAGGATGAGGCAAACTCACAGGTAGATAAAGCCAAAAAAGCAACGGAAGCAACAAAGATACCGACCACACTGTCTAATGTTAGTACAGGAAACGAGTCGGAAACGGATTTCGATAATCTAACGCCTGAGCAATGGAGCAATTTATCTGATGATGTTCGCAAAAAAGCCTTGATGGAGGTTTCTTCTGGATTTTAATTAGGAGAATAAAATGGCTACAGTTTCACATAAAGAAGGCCCTTTTGATTCATCTTCTGGTTACGGGAACACATCTCCTGGTAGCAGTTCTATGCCACCAGGTGTTAAAGCTGCTATGATTGATTGCTCTGTACAAAATATGGGCGCAGGCGATATTTTAGAAGCGATAAAAATACCTGCAGGTTCAATTATTGTTGAAGTTGGTGTTTCTATTCTCGTTGCAGAAGGTGGTACAGCAACTGCTGATGTCGGTTTTACTGGCGATGGTCCAGATGGATTCCTTGATGGAATCAATCTTAATTCCACAGCAGGTACTACATATAATAGCTTAAACGCAGCAACTGCTGCCGACACCTACTCAGGTGGAAGGTATCAAGCCGCTGAAGATACCATTGATGTAAAATTCGTCAATGCTATGGATGCAGGTAAGTATGTTGTCTGGTGTAAGTTCTTCAAAACTAATCTTAACTAATAGGAGTCTATAATGGCAGCAAATTGGGCAGCAGGCCTACAAGTTTCACGATGGGCAAAAGAACTCCAGAGTGAAGTTAGTAAAGGAGTTTACTTTAGTAAATTCATGGGTGAAGGACCAGGAAATGCTATTCATGTTAAGCAAATGGACGAAGGCAAAGGTAAAGATGTTACTTTTGGTCTTGTTTCTCAGCTTTCAGGAAGTGCAATTACTGGTGATTCATCATTAGAGGGTAACGAGCAATCGCTATCTACCTATTCAAACACAGTTAGCACTAATCAAAAAAGGTTAGCTGTAAGAGATACAGGTAAATTCGCAAACTCAAAAGTGCTTTATGATTTCAGAAGCACTGCCCTAGATCTTCTTAAAACGCAATATGCAGAACTTATCGATGCTGATATTTTCTCTGCACTATCTCCAACAAGTGGTACGCATGCGTATTATAGAGCAGATGCTTCTACTTCTGTGTATGCAACAAGTGATCCAAAAGCAGATTTAGCTGATACGGATAGTATTACTTTAGCTGATATTAGTGCATTGAAAACAATCGCTCAGATTGGTGGATCTGCTAACTACAGAATGAGACCAATTCGTGTAGACGGTAACGACTACTATGTATTGGTAATCCATCCTGAAGTTGCTTATGATTTGTTTGAACTCGATGAGTTTCAGCAGATGCAAAGAGAAGCGCAACAGCGTGGTGAAAGCAATCCATTATTTACAGGTGCTTTAGGTATCTATAATGGTGTTGTAATTCACGCGCACGAAGGTGTAAACCTTATTAGTGATGGCGGTGGAGCCGCAGTAAAAGGTGCTAGAAACCTTTTCATGGGCGCACAAGCAGCTTGTTTTGCAGAATCATCTGATATGATGTGGGTTGAAAAGACCTTTGACTATGGAAACCAACTCGGTATTTCAGCATCAAAGATCTATGGTGTAGACATTAGTGACTACAACAGTAAAGACTACGGAGTAATTCAGTATGTTTCCGCAAGGACTGATCTGTAATCAATAACCTAGAGGGGGAGTAAATCTCCCCCTCTTTTATTGAATGACTAAGGAATAAAGAATGAGTGTTATACAAAACAAAAGATATATGACATTATCTGAGATCACTACAGAAGTGAGAAATATAACAGGGGTAGATTCTACTTCTGTTTCCGATGCTGTGATACACGATTTAATTACTGAGGCTCAATATCAACTTTGTGATGAGGCGAATCTTTTACAAGGTTACGCAACTCGTAATTCTGTTGCAGATACTAGAGAATATCCTATGAAGAATAGTAATTCTGATGAAGTAACAGATTGGACAGCATATCAAGTCAATTTATCTGGTGGTAACACTGCTTCTACTTCATTAGAGTTTATGACTAGGATATTCAGAGTAGACTATGATGGTAGTATTACACAAAGAATTGGAATTAATGAAATTAATGATATTGCAGATGATTCTTCGCTAAGTAATATTACGACTAGCTATGCTTATTATATTCATGATGATAAATTAGGTATTTTCCCTACCCCTACTGAAGTAAAAGAAATAAAAGTTTATTATTATAGATTACCACATAAAATGTTTGTGGATGCTACTTGTGATATTTCATCAGGTTCTGCAAATGTTACAATGGACCTAACGACAGATGTTAGAGAAGGAATGATTGTTCAAGGTAGTAATATACCTTTTGATGCACAAGTTTCTTCTATTACAAATACTACAACATTTGTTTTAAGTGGTAATGCAACAGCTACTGCAAGTAATCAATCTTTAACATTTGGTAAACCAGAGATAGATGAACGCTATCAAAGAATTTTAATATACTATCCATGTTGGAGAGTATCAGAGAGGTTGAGAGACCTGAATTTAATTTCATATTTTAAAAACGAATGGTTAGAGCAAAAACAAAGAGTTATATTAGAAAGACAATCCAGAGATGGTAGTCCGATTCTAACTGTTCCTTACAACGACTTTTAATGGCGAGAAAAAGCATAAGAGACTTTTCAGGTGGTTTAGTCACCTATCAGTCAGAATTGGATCTTGCAGACAATCAGTTCCAATCCTTTGAAAATGTTGTTAATACAAAGCGTGGAAGTGTTAGTAAGGTAGGTACTGTTGCTCAAGCATCAGGAGCTATATCTGGAGGTGTGACATCTAATACTGAGTTTACATCTTACAGAACCGAAAAAGATGGTAGCAATAATGATACTAGCACTCAATGGTGGCTTGTAGGCAATGCATTAGATGTGTATCGTTCAGATGTATCTGGAGGTACTTCTAGTACCTGGGCATCTGTTAATACTTATGTCGTAGGCAGTGAGTGTATTACGAATGGAAACTTTTCTTCAAGTAGTAATTGGGCATTTGGTACTGGTTGGTCTTTTCAGGAAAATGAAGGGGGAGACACGAGAAATGGTGGATATACAACAGGTTCAGGCGCAGGTGCGTTAACACAAACATCTTCAAATATGACAATCGCTTTAGAAAAGAATAAACTATATAAATTACAATTTACACTTTCTTCTATTGGAGGTGATAATAAGGCTCAACTCACAATTAAAAATCAAGCATTAACAGAAACTTATGCATCGATTGGAACTTATAATGCAGCAACTCATACTGTGTATTTTTCTCCTCAATCAAGCGCAGGAGGTATTGGTTTTTACGCAGCCACTGATGCAGGGGGTAGTACCAATTCATTTTCTATAGATGATATTACAGTTAAAGAAGCTCCTAAACATGATCTTTTAATTCATAATCAAATACTAAGAATCAGTGATGGTTCATTTAACAGTAGTAATGATTCTAAGTGGTATGGGCATATTAAAAGAACTTTTTTCGGACGAGGACCAAGTTATCAGGATCATTATAAATTTAGAGAACCTCCAATGGCTGTTGCAAAAAATGCTTGGGTTGCAGAAAAAACAGAATTAACTGCGCCTACGGTCATTCCTATGAAGTATGCCTTTGACCAAAATAACGATATTGATGCAGCAAATGAGATAGGTATCTTTGTATATTATCCAGATGAAACTACACTTAACGGAGACTTAGTAGATACTAAACTTATTCCTGATGCTGCGAATGGGACTTTTTCAGATAAAGATAAATATACTTGTACTTTTATTTATGATTATGTTCAGGAAAGTGAGCTAGGAAGAGATGCAAATGATGACATCGGAGTGTTTCCTCAAAATGCTCCATTATCTTCAGGTGCTAGATGTCCAGGCATACAATTAGTAATGTACACCAATACTTCTGGAAACTTTACTGGAGGTACTGGATGGAATCAGCGTATTACAGGTATTAATTTATATTGGCAACCTGAAGATGATGTGGATTGGTACTTAGTTACTACTTATGATTGCAATGAAGGTTTTTCAGAAGATCCTAGAGCAAAAGATTCTGCTACTACAACAGTAATTCGTGGAGGAGTCTCTATTACATCTAACTCTGGATATTGGATACCATGTTTAGAGCCTTATGGTGCTACAACGAATGATACTCAAGAGTTAAGTTCTACTCATGGTGATCATTCTGCAACTACATTGATTGGCGCATCAAATTGGAGTTCAGGCGCTTCAAGTGCAGCAGTAGATAAAGCAATTATTGTAATGCACGATATAGCAGATGTTACTAGCATGGCTAATTTTGCTGAAGGATTAGCCAGAACAATAACATATATTGCGAACATAAAAGCCTTGTCCACAACCACTTTAACGACAGGTACTTCAGCAGGCGCTGTGAGTTGGGGTAATTGGGTAGGTCAAACCTATGCTAATCTAGCAAGTGATTATCATTGGTCTCACATTAGTGGATTTGTATGTTCTGTATCTACAGATAAAGTAGCAACTTGGTATTTACCAAATGATGGATTAAAGCTCGCAACTTATAATTCACTTACAGGTAGAGCTGCAGAATTAAGATTGAAACCAATTAAATGGAATACTTCAGCAGTAGTTGGAAATAAAGCATTTTACGCTAATATAGATTTTAAGGATGAAAATGATCAAACACTTCGTGAGAAGAATCGCATTGTATTTACTGATAACTTTAAGCTCGATGAGGCAGTGGTGGGAACCAAGTTTGTTGATGTTGGTAAGAATGATGGGGATGAAATAACAGCACTTCATTCTGCACAAGGCAGATTATATGTATTTAAAACAAGAAACATTTATATTTACAGAATACAAAGCGCACAATCCGTAAACTTTATTTTAGAAAGACATATAGCAGGTGTTGGTTGTTTACATAAACACGGTATTGCGGAAACGCCTTATGGTTTATGTTTTATGGATCGTAAACAAATCAGTCTATTAAGGGGAGCAGAAATATCTGAATTATCGTTATTGATAAGAGATACTTATCAAACTTTAGGTGAATCAATGCATCAGGGTGATGGAAGTATTATGATTGGTTATGATCCAATATTAGATATGTTGGTATTTAGTTATGCTTTAAATGCTCAGATTATGTATGGTTATAATTTTGATACTCAATCTTGGGTAAAGTTAGATATGTCTAGTATTCCAGGTTCACAAAGCAATATGATCATTAATAACGATCAACGATTACAAACTTATGATACTAGCTCTAAACAGGTAGAGAATTTATTTACAGGCTCAGTGGGAGCAGCAAATCTTTTACTAAAAACAAAAAGATATGATTTTGGTTCACCTGAGACATTCAAAAGATTTACAAAACTGCACATTACATTTAAAGCAGGTACTACACCTAATTTTAAGATTTATATAGATGGTAGTGATACATCTGAAGGGCAAAGAGGTTTAGATACCTTTACTACATTAAATACTCATTCAGCAGTATTAAATCATCTTGGCAAGACGATTGAAGTAGAAGTATATGGCATAGCTTCTGATTTTCGCATTGATGGTATTGACATTGACTATGATATAGAAGGGAGTAATCCATAATGGAAGAAACCATTCAAACACTTACCGATGGTAAGCAAGATAAAATATTTAACCTTAAACAAGGTTTTTTTAGTCCCAGAGAAGGGAAAGATAATGATATGGGAATATGCACAAAAGAAGGTAAGTTTTACTTAGCAGTAAAGTTCAATAACGAGTGGCATTTCTCTGAAATAAAGAAAGCAAAGGATTTGTAAAATGGATAGAGAACAATTAGAACAACAAATATTAGCAATTCGAAGAGATCCGACATTACCTCAAAGTTTTAAAGAAAGAATTGAGCGTGATTTAAGAGCTAGATTGGCCTTACAGGAGCAATCAGGTGCAACTCGTGATTCAGAGACAGGTTTATTTCGTGGTTTAGATGGTAAATTATATGAGACAATAGAAGAAGTTGAAGCAAGTAATGAAGCACTTCGTAGATTTCAAGAACTTAAAGAAACAGAGGCTACTACAGAAGAGCAACTTGGTGACCTTGAAAGGCTGATTGAAAGGTCTGGTGCATTACAAAGGGGCATGGCTGAAAGAGTGGGTGCAAGGCAAACAGGGCAACTTATGAGTCAATTAGAAAGGGCAATACTGGGATCGGGTGGAGATGCTCAAACACTAGCAGCTCTGACTCCTGGTATTCAAGAAACAGCAGAAAGAAGTTTATTAGATAGGCTTACAGGTATAGAAGCGCAAACTGCACAGCAACTACAAAGAGTACCTCAGTTAGCGATTGGTCAAGCTACCACGATGGCAGGTCTACAGCAAACACAACAGCAGATAGCCGATCAAATGGCAAGGGCAAGAATGACAGAAGAAACTAGAAGAGCGCAGATACAGGCAGGTTTTGATTTTCAACCAGAATGGTGGGAAGGTGTTTTAGGTGCTGTAGGTACTGGTTTAGGTACTGCGGTAGGTGGTCCAATAGGTGGAGCGATTGGTGGAGCATTGACTAAAGCATTAGAACCAAGTGAAGATTAGGAGTAAATAATGGCTTTTAAATTCAAAGTAAAGAAAAGACCAACAGCAGCACAAGCCTTCGCAGGTGGATTCGCTCAAGGTATCTCCTCTGGTATTCAACAAGCAGCGCAACTTAGTTTGCAGGATAGACTTAGAAAACAAGAAGATTTTAAAGATTTAAAAAAAAGATTACCTCAGTTAATTAATTTAGCAGGATTAGAAGGTGATGAATATAAAGCAGCTCAAGCAGGTCAATTTCAAGTAATGAGGGGAGATATTACATCTCAAGATCAACTTTTTAATTTTCTTGAAGGTAAAAGTAGTGGACTTGGTAATAGACTTTTAGGTGCTACAAAAACATCTGATATTTCTTTAGTAGGTGTTATAGATGAAGAAACTGGTGATACAATATATGTACGAAAATCTCAAGCACCAGGAAGAATAAAAGAAAAAGCACAACCAAAAGATAGGAAAAGTCAAAAAGATAGCTTTGGTGTTTTAAGATTTACTGATACTGGAGAACAAGTATTTGAAGGAGATGCTCCAGATAGACCTACTAAAAAAGATGTTAATGGTAGATTGAGGTTTATGGATGATGGGCAATTAGTATTTCCAGAAGTTGAAAAAGCAGAACCCACTGTTAATTTACAATATAAAACAGATGATCAAGGCAATCAGTTTACTTTTAATCCTTCTACAGGAGAAACTAAATTAATAAGTGAAGGTAAAAAACTATCTGAAAGAGATAAAATAGAATTAAGAAATTTATTTAAAGATAGAACAAGACTACTTGCTTTAAAGAAAGGTCAATCTAAAGTCTCATTTTCATTTGGTGGTGAAGATCCTATTACTATTGACAGTGGAGGATCTTCTTGGAATGACTCTGTAAATCAACCTGAATTAGATAGAATCAATAAAATCTTAATAGATAAATATGGATATAGTTGGTTAGGAGAGGTAAAAGACGAAGCATCAGCAGGAGACATTGATTTACAAAGACCTCCTAGTATTCCTGAAGAAGCATGGTTATCTTCTACTAAAGAACAAAAAGAAGAAGCTGTTAGATTGTATGAAGCTAGTTTAAAACCAACAAGTGCAAATGCTAATCCGATGGCACAAGATAATCAATCTTCTGAAGTTGAAGTTTCAGATAGTGGACAGCAACCTCCAAGTCCTTCTGATATTGGATTTATACCACAAGCTCCAAATGCAGGTATGAAGTTTAAATTACCTCCTGAATTGATAAAACAATTTGACTCTGGTTCTATTGTTGTGGAAGAAATGAAGGGTGACAAAGTAATATTAAAAACAGATAAAGGCATAAAAAAAGTAATGCCATTAAGTAAATGGTACACTTATAGATTTGCGCCAATGACCTAATGGCTGAGAACCCGTTATTACAATACTTAGATGTAGAGACACCACCTCCTGTACAAACAACTGATACAGATAGTACAGCAAATCCTTTATTACAATATATTGAAACAACAGAAGAACCTACTCCTCAAGTAGAAACACCTAAAGAATCTGGGTTTCAAAAGTTCTTAGACCAAGCATTTGTTCAACCTGCTTCATCATTTATGGTTGGATATTTTAAAGGTTCTGCAGGTATTACAGATACTCTTGATAAATATGCTAAATACTTAGAAGATTTGACAGGTATAGAAAGAGGTGGTGCATTTAGAGATTTAACGAAATTATATAATGCTAGAGCTGCAGAATGGGAAAAAAGTGGGATACCTGAAGGTCAAGGCTTTGTTAATGATTTAGGTAAAGCATTATATGAAGGTGCAGGAATTTTTGGTATTGATTTACCTGTCATTGCATCTATGGGTCAATGGGGACTACCTATCTATAGTGCTATTAAAGGTGGTGGGGAAACAGCTAAAGCACATGAAAATGTTATTTCAAGTGCTGCTTCACCTCTTGTAGGAATGGCTAGAGGGGCAGTAGAAGGCACTGCACTTCATTTAACTTTAGGTGCATTTACTAATTTAGCAAGACCTTTGGCTCAATTAGGTGCAGGTAGTACCTTTGCAGGTTTAACTGCTTGGGAACAGGCATTAACACAAGATGAAATCGATTGGTCCGAAGTCACTGCTCAAGGTATGCTTGGTATTGGACTTACACTTACTCAAGGTAAACCATCTCAGTTAGGTAATCAATATCAAAAAGGTAAAACAAATTTTGTTAAGTATGTTAAAGATAAAGGTATTAGTGAGAAAAAAGCTGAACGATTTTATGATGAGTTAAAAAAGAATGAAGTAGAGATACAGCCATCAGTTAAAGAGCAGATAGATAAACTTGTATCTGAGGGTAAATTAACTGAAAAACAAACTGAAGAAGTTAATTTAATTAAGGATAACTTAGAGATTACGCTTAAAAGAATTGAAGATCCTACTCGTACAGAAACTCAGAAGAATCAGGATATGAACTCTGCTAAACAAATGACGAACATCATTCAAGAGCAGATACCTGGTTTTGAAACTCCAGAGATATTAAGAGATAAGACTGAACCTGTATCTGAAAAGAAAATAGAAAGAATTGTTGAGAAAGAAAAACCTGCAGAAAAACCTATAGAAGAACCAATAGAGCCAATAGAAGTAAAGTTTGAACCTGAAGTAGAATCAAGATTTCAAGCATCTAAAGGTGTTAAAAAAGAAGGAATCTTGTCTAAAATAAAAAATCAGATAGAATCTTTAAAAAATAAAACTACAAGAGAGTTTGAGTTTTTAGCTCGTAATCAAGAAAATGCTGAAATTGCTTTTGCATTAAGAAAGTTATCAAAACAAAAAAATGTATCTGCAGATAAAACAGTGCGCTTTATTGATGATATTGTAAAAGACCTTTCTCCTAAAGAATATGATTTGTTTACTCGCAAAGTTATTTTAGATGATTTAGCAGCGACAGTTAGGTCTACTCCAAAAGATGAAGCTATACCTCAACTTCCTTATGGATTAAAACCTGAAACTTTAAATATAGAGTTAGCTAAAGTTAATCGTGCATTAGAGCAAAATCCAAAAATACAAGATAAAATAAATTTAAGAAAACAAAACTTTAAAGAATTAAAAGATGAATACATTCAATTAATGGATGATATAGGATTTAATGTTGAGAATAAACTTCAACGAGATGATTATTTTAGACACATGGTTCTTGAACACGCAGGTAGTGGAGTAATTAGTGGTGCAGGTAAAAAACTTAAAGCACCAACAAGAAGTAAGTTTTTATCTAAACGAAGAGGTAGTGAAAAAGATATTAATTCTGATTATATAGAGGCAGAATTTGATGTTGTATCTCAAATGCTATACGATATGCAAGTTGCAAAAACAATAAAAGTAGTAGATGAAAATTATAATATTTATGATGCAGTAAGAGCGCAAGCAAAAGCAGAAACAGGTTCATCTTCTAATTGGAAAGATTTTGTACCTGAAGGGTATAGAACTTGGCAACCAAGAGAAGGTAATGTATTTTACATATCAGAAAGTGTACCAACTAAAGTTGCAAATCAATTCTTTGAAAAAGCAATGGAAGGTAAAGGAATTAGTAAAAAAGATTTACAGCAAGTATCTGAACAATTAGTTGTTGGTGGTAAAAGAAAAGAATTTGTCATTAAAGAAGATGTAGCAAAAACATTAGATAATTTAAGTAAAGATGCACCTGTAAAAGGACTTCCCACTAAAATATTATCTAGTTGGAAACGATTACAATTAGTATCACCTAGAAGGTATTTTAAGTATAATTTACGCAACCTTAGTGGTGATGCCGAAGGTGCATTTATAGGAAACCCTTCTACATTCAAAGAAGTACCTAAAGCTGTTAAAGATTTAATTGAAGCATTTACTGGTGAGAAGAAAATGACACCAGAATTAAGAGAATGGTTTGAAAGAGGTGGAATGGAATCTACACTTCAAGCACAAGAATTAGGAGACTTAAAAACATTAGATACATTTTCTAATAAATATAAACAAACAAATAAAGTGCAAGATATACCTGTTAATATATGGAAAGGTTATTGGAATAAAGCGAAAATATCTACTGATTTTAGAGAAGCTATTTTGCGTTATGCTAGTTATTTAGATTATAAAAATCAAATGCTTAGAAATCCTGATAGATTGCCTGATAATTATGGTTCATCTATAAGAAATGAAGTTCAAGGATTATCTGATATTAGAGACAGAGCTTTTATGCTTTCTAATGATCTTTTAGGTGCTTATGATAGAATATCAGTTGTAGGCCAATCTGTTAGAGAGAGCTTGATACCTTTTTGGTCATTTCAAGAAACGAATGCTATACGCTTTAAAAGATTAGTTCAAAATGCAGCTAGTGATAATAAGATAGCAACTCAAGTAGGTAAAAAAGTATTAGGCAAAGCTGCTAATCCAATGACCTATATGAGAATAGGAAGTTTTATAATTAAAGCAAGTGCAATCAGAGCAGGTATGGAAGCATGGAATCAAACACAATTTCCTGAAGAAGAAAAGTCTTTACCTGAAAGTGTGCGTAATAGACCACATATTATTACTGGTGTTAGCGAAGATGGCAAGGTGCAGTATATAGATAGACTAGGTGTAACATCAGATTTCTTAGAATGGTTTGGTTTAGATGCTGCACCACAATTAGTTAATGACTATCTTAATGGAAGAAAGAGTGAAAAAGAAATTGCTTTAGAGATGGCAAAGTCTCCAGTTAAAAAAGTAGTTAATGGAGTAAATCCTTTTCTTAAAACACCATTTGAATTATTAGCAAGAAAACAATTATTTCCTGATCCTTTTGACCCACAAACTATTAGAGATAGAACACAATATATTGCTAGGCAATTTACTTTAATTGACGAGTATAAAGCGTTATTTGATATACCATCTGAAGGATACGCAACATCATTAAAAAAAGCTATTGTATCTGAAGCAGATCCTCAGAGAGCTGCTTACAATGATGTAGTTAGTCGTAAATATGAGTATTTAAAAAAGATAGGTAAGCCTCCAGGTAGTAGTCCTAACACTCCTAAATCTAATGCTTTGTATAATTTAAAAAATGCAATTAGATATAATAATCCAAAGCAAGCAGCAAAATACTACATTGAATATAGAGGTCATGGTGGTACTAATGAAACACTTGATGATTCTATTGATAGATTAAATCCTTTGAGTGGTTTTCCCAAAGATGATCCTATACAAGCAGGATTATTTTTAAAATATTTAGGTAAAGATGGTAGAGATAAATTAAGAGATGCTTTAGAATATTATAAGCAAGAAATCGTTGATGTAAAGCAAGGTGCTGAGTTTAATAAGAAAGTTAATCAAGAAATAGAAAAGATTATATCCCAGTTAAAGTAAACCTCTCTCTTGAACCATACCCTTCTTTCTTCTTAAATTTCATAAAATTATGGTTCGTTCACGGTATCGCCAGTACCTTAGAACCTTCCACAAACCAAAGGAGAAATCATGGCAAACACAAACACTTTCAGAGACTTTTCTGTTCAGAGAAGTGCTTCCCCTGCAATAACAGCGGTAGAAAGAGCTGCTGACACTAACGCTTTCAACATTACCAGAGCAATACATTGTAATGAAGATGCAACATACGAAGTTACATTCCAGGGTGATTCTAGCTCGGTAACGATGGATCTAAAAGAGGGAATCACTTATCCTTTTGCGATCATAAACATTACTAATTCGTCCAGTGCTGCGTTAAGCGCAGGCCAGATAACACTACTGTACTAGATCATGCGTTTAGGCATGGGACTCGGTTTAGGGAACCTGTTATCAGGTGGTCCTATTACTGGTATGTCCAACAAATACTCTTTCAATTTCGATGGTTCTGATGATTATTTAGAAACACAATCAAAACTTGGCATAAGTGGTAATGACGCCTTTAGTATGTCGGCATGGATAAAGTTAGATCACATTGATGCAGTTCAAGTAGTAATTTTTGGTGGAGTTGTTTCAACTAATTTGGAAAATTTACTATATATAAGTTCTTCAAATAAAGTGGGTTGGAATAATCAAGGCACTAATGATTTCCAAAACAGTTCTGGAACTTCTCTATCTGCTGATACTTGGTATCATGTAGCTGTTACTTTTAATGGTAGTGATACTGTTAAAGTGTACTTAAATGGTTCATTAGATGGTTCAAAAACAGATATAACGGGTGATGTAAATATTACAGATAGTAATTACATGGTGGGAAAAAGAACTGATGGACTTCATTTTGATGGATGTATTGACGAAGTAGGTATCTGGAACACAGAATTAAGTGCCTCAGATATTGCAAAGATTGCCTCTAAGCCTTCAGACCTTTCCAAAGCATCTTCTTACGATACAGACCGAACAAGCAATTTAAAACTATGGCTCAGAGCAGGGGATAAGGTACTACCAGAAGAAGATACCTCAATCGCCAGAAGTGACTTCTATACTGATTTTGATGGAAGTAATGATTATGTAAGTGTTGCAGATGACAGTTCATTAGCCTTAACAACTGCTTTATCTGTATCTGGTTGGGTAAATTTTGCATCTGTTTCTGGTTCGAAAACTATTGCAGGACATTTTGATTACCCAAATAATCAAAGAAGTTGGTCATTGGCATGGTTAGATGACACAACAAATTATTTAAGATTTTTTGTAAGTGGTGATGGTTCAAGTTTTAAATATAATAGATATGCTTGGACTCCAACAGTAGGACAATGGTATCATTTAACTGCTACATATAACGCAGGAACAACAAAACTTTATATAGATGGAAGTGCTGTTACAGTAGATGCTGACAGTTCACAGCCTACTTCTTTACATAATTCCACAGGTGCTTTATTTATAGGTGCAGTTGGAAATAGTAGCACTAATGCAGATAAAATGGAAGGTAAATTAAGTTCAGTTTCTCTTTATCAAACAACCCTCGATGCTCAAACCATAAAGCAGTTTGCAAAATCAAGGTTTACCCCAATGCGTAATAATCGCTTTTCTGTGGTGGATTTTGATGGTACAAATGACCATATTGTAGTTTCAGATGATGATGCTTTAGATGTGTCTGGAACAAGTGATTATACATTAATCGGGTGGGTAAAAGCAGATGTTGATATTGCATCAGATACTTTTAATGTTGCAAATAAATATAGTACTAATGCAGGGTGGATGTTATCAGTCACCACAACTAATAATTTAAGATGGGAGACAGGGGATGGTAGTGCTATAGATACAACAAAATCAGCAAATAATTCTTATCCAGAGACTGTAGGTTCATGGCAACATATTGGAGTTACAGGTGGTGGGGGTGGTAAGGCTAAGTTATATCTTAATGGTAATGAGCTTGGTAGCTTAGTTACAGATGATAATCATGATACAATAGCAACCAACACAGCAGATATGTTAATTGGTACTGCTCCTGGAGCAGGTTCTGGTTTTTGGAATGGTGCTATCTCATCTATTTCCATTTACAATGTAGCCAAATCAGCAGAAGAAATCTACGCTATCTATCAGCAAGGAATTACTTATGATGAATCTTCACTTAGTGGACTTGTTGGATATTGGAGAATGGGCGATGACACAAGTAAAGCATATCCTACCATAGCAGATTCAAGTTCTAACTCAAACGATGGTACGATTACAAATGGTGCATCTAACGACATTCAACAGCAAATGGTTGCAGGTTGGGATTTAGGTGCATTTGAGAGTAGTTCAGAAGAGTTGGGTGGCTCATTAATTACTACTCCTAATTCTGCATCTGCTTGGGGTGCTAATCAAGCATCTAAAGATGATGCTACTATTGATGGAAGGTCTGGTGTTCGAGCAGAGGAAACAAGCACAGGAGATAGGGGTAGAATTGATAGAACTTTATCTATAGATAACAATGTTCCTTATCAATTATCTGGATATGTATATAAATACTCGTCTTATAATGGAAATAGTGCAACTAATAAAAATTGGCATTTAGTATTTGGTACTGATACAACAGAATCAACTTATCCAGATGTTAGCTCAGATACAATTAAGCTATCAGTTACTTCATACGACACTTGGGAGTACATTAGTTTTAATATAATAGCAAGAAGTGGCTCTAATTTTTATTTACTTCCATCTGAGAGAATAAATAGTCATATAGGAACAATGATATTTAGCGATATAGCTCTTAAAAAAGTCCTTCAATCAGAAGTATCAGACACTTACCCTGCCATCATAGATGTAAATGAACCTGTTCTTGGAGTAGATTTAATTACAAATGGTGATTTAGAAAGTTCATCATCTAGTCCAACAATGAATAGTGTTGCATTTACTTATTATAATGGTAGTGGAGCAAGAAGCACAGATTTTAGTAATGGGGGTTCACACTCATATAAATTTACAGGTGGTGATCAGAATGACCACAACGCTAAAATAATACCAAATGATTCTTCATTAGTGGGAAAAATATTATCTGTTTCTGTAGATGTTTACACACCTACTTCTGGAGGTTCATCTGGAAATATAGATTTGCGAGTTATAAATCATGCAGGGGGTGCATCTACTTTAGAATCAACAAGCACAAAAGACGCTTGGGTTAATTTAAGTGGAGTATTTGTATATGATGGCACTTCAGCACAACCAATAAATATACAATGGTTCACAGCAGATAGTGTTATGTATATAGATAATTTATCTATTAAACAAATTCTCGGTAATGTTGGCACAATGACCAACCAAGCCTCAGATGATTTAGTCTATTCCTCAGTTCTACCAGACCAATCCTTTCTCACAGGAGTAAACTCTGCGTATAACTTTATAGACTTGGATGGAAGTAATGAATATATAGATTGTGGAAATGGTACAAGCCTACAAATAACAAAAGGGTTTACTATTTCATGTTGGGCAAAATTAGATTCAAGTGCCTCCAATGGAACTTTATACATCATAGCAGGAAAAGATGCCTCTTATAAAGGTTGGAATTTGCAAAGGTCAACTGCAAATAAAATAATATTCTATGCAGAAACAGGAACTCCGAGTAATTTAAGTGATATTGCAACTTCATCATCAACTATTACAGATTCTAATTGGCATCATTATGTAGGAGTTTTTCATGGAGATGGTTCTACTCAATCTAAAATATATATAGATGGTTCTGATGTTACGAGTAATAGTGGTTCTACATTTAGCACTATGACAGATTCTGGTGGAAATATGCACTTAGGTAAATCTCCAAGACAGACGAGTTATGGATGGTATGGTTCAATTAGTGGTACAGCTATCTGGAATAAAGCACTTTCAGCAACAGAAGTTAGTGCAATTTATACTCTTGGCAGACATGGCAATTTACTTGATAGCTACGCAGATAATTTAGTTGGTTTATGGTCTATGAGTTCTTTAGATGCTAAAACAGGATTAAGTGATGTGGGTAATGGCACTATATATGACCGAAGTGGAAACTCAAATCATGGTACTCCTACCAATACAGAATCAGCAGATTTAAAAAGTTCACCAAACGCAGAACCTAATGGTTATGCAAAGGGTGATACAAATCGTTCAACAACAACACCTTAGAGGAAAATTATGAGTGAAGAAATAACAAGCAGGTGGTCAGATGATTATTCAGGAAGATGGGTAAACCGTGCATACATGGTGGTCCCAAAAGCTGATATTGATGCTGCCACTCAAGAAGATGGATCTAACGCATTAATTGATAATGCAATACAATCCAGTATTAATACACTTAGGTTAAACAATGGTGAAACAGGTGACAGTAGTAAAGCACTATTAAAGTTTGCCTGTGATAATGACCCAGACAATGACCCAAGTGTATATTCATCTTATACGAAATACTCCCATGCCCAGATAATGACTACTTTGTCTGGTACTGAGTGGACATCAGAAATTGAGTGAAGATAAAAAAGATCTACTAAAAGTGATACTTATTGTAACGATCATTTTTGCTATTTTTATTTTTAGTGCGTGTAATGGTGGATGGTCTGTTGCAGGGGTAGAAATATCCCCATCGGATTCGATCAGTACCAACTTTATGATCATTCAAGACCAGGATAGTGTTAAGCATTGGTATGTAAGAACTACTGTTGGTGGGGGAGTTTTGGTTGGAGATAATTACTGCCATAGACACCATGAATGGGAAGATGTAAGAAAGAAAAGTGAGTGAGACAAATAAACCTAAGACGGCAAGATCATATCGGGCAACTGTCGTTGGTGACAATACTGTTGTTAGCATTAACCTTAAATGGCTTGGGCAGATGCTTATACTTGTCGCTAGTCTTGTGTATGGATACTATCGCATTGAAACAAGAATTGCAGATCTTGAGCGAGGAATACAACTTGCTAACGAAGAAATTGAAGAGCTTGTATCTAAGCACATAGCAGAGGATGAAGTTAAAATTGCACAAATGCAAGAGCAGTTAGAATGGTATCAAAAAGAATTAAATCTAAATCCTCTAAGTTGGGGAAAGAAAAGAAAGAATCGAAAGTGATGAAAGACTTAAAGAATTATGTCAAGTTTATGAAAATGATAGGTAAAATATAATGGATTTATGTTGTATAGACCTTGTGTTCTTAATGATATGGATCATAATCATAGCGAGCTGATATGCAGGATTTTGTGAGTTTATACGCTGAGTACGGAGCTTTAGCTTTAGTAGTTGGTGCTTTTTTTTACGGATATTTTAAGCAGTCTCAAAGAGCAGATGAACAAGCATCTTCTTTGTTAGACCTGAGAACAGAAAACAGGGGACAGAGTGAGACCTTAGAAAATACAGAAAGTATGTTAATAAAATTAATTGACAGATGGAATAAATCTGATGAAAGATTAGATAGAAAGTTTGATGACCTTACAAAGGAAATCAATGATCTGGATAATCAAGTATCAGAGATAAAAGGTGTCATCAGTAGGTTAAATGGAAAAAACTAAACCCATATCAGATAGTAGTAGTCTCAACATCAGCTTACCAATGTTAATCCAAGCAGTAGGTTTAATTGGTGCTATGGTATGGGGATATGGACAGTTAAATACTCGTATATCATTTTTAGAGTATCAGGTAGCAATGAATGAAGAGCATATTATCCGAATGGAAGAAGATGCAGATGCCAATCAAAATGCAGAGATACCTGCTGATATAAGGCAAAATCAACGCATTGAATATTTAGAAAAAGAATTAGATAGATTAAGAAATCAATTATGACAGCTTCAGAATCAAGAGTTAAAAGAGCAAGAGCCACAATGAAAAGATTAGGTCTTAAAGGGTTTAACAAACCAAAGAGAACTCCAGGACATCCTAAGAAGTCACACATGGTAATGGCAAAAGATGGTCCATTGGTCAAACTAATCCGTTTTGGAGAGCAGGGGGCATCTACTGCAGGGAAACCGAAAGCAGGGGAATCCACTAGAATGACAATGAAGCGTAAAAGTTTTAAAGCGAGACATAGGCGCAATATAGCCAAAGGTAAGATGAGTGCTGCTTACTGGGCAGATAAGGTAAAGTGGTAATGGCTACAGCAAAGAAATTAGATCCTAAAAAGTGGGCAAGAGCAAAGGCTAGAGCTAAGGCCAAGATGGGTGGTAAGCACTCTGCCAGAGCCATGCAACTTGCAGTAAAGTATTATAAGGATATGGGGGGACGATACGGAGGTGCAAAGAAATCCTCTAATAAGCTATCTAAATGGACAAAGCAGAACTGGGACTATGTAAGTAAAGGTGATAAGAATAAACCCAAGTCTAAAAGAGGAAGGTATTTACCCAAGTCTGTACGAACCAGTTTAACCGATGCACAGAAAAGAGCAACCAATAGAAAGAAAAGAGCTGCAAGTAAGAAGGGCAAGCAATATGCTTCATACAGCAAATCTATTGCGAAGAAAGTAAGGATGGCATGAAACTCAACACCAATATATCTTTAGAGAATGTAATGACAATTATTGTATTAATTGCCTCCATGACTCTTGCTTTTGGTTTTATGAAAGCAGATATAAGTGCCATTAAGAAAGAAATGGAATTAAAGATAGATAAGCGTGAGTATAAATCTGATCGCAATCTAGTAGCATATAAATTAGATGTCATCATGCAAGACATCTCAGAAATTAAACAGATGTTAAAGGAAAGGAAATAATATGGAATGGTTATCATTAAGTAACGCAGCGTATATGCTTGTTATTATACTAGGAGCAGCAGGGACATTAGTAGCAGTGAAGTATAAACCTCTTGTAAATGAAGTGAAACAAGTCGCTCAAAAGTACCATGATGCAAAGAAGGATGGTAAAATATCAAAGTCTGAACAACAAGCTATAGCAAAAGAATGTATGGATGTGATTGTTGCTATTGGTAAACTGGTCTGGAAATTCTAATGCCAAAGTACAAAAAGATGTACAATAAAATCATCAAGAAGTATGGTAAGAAGAAAGGCGAGGGTCTTTATTACGCATTAGAAAGAAATATTATGAAAAAGAATAAAAATACTTCTCAAAAGATAAAAGGTATATCTATGGATGGATTGACTACTCAACAGGTAAATGCAATGAAAAGACATTCACAGCATCATTCCTCTAAGCATATTCAATCAATGGTAAAACTTATGAAAGAGGGTAAAACCTTTACTGAATCTCACACGATTGCTAAAAAGAAAGTTGGTAATTAATATGAAATATTCAAAATCTTATGGTAAAAAAACTAAAACCACTAAAAAACCTAAAGGTAAAAAAGTGGTAAGAACTAAAAAAAAGAAAGGGTATTAATATGTACGGAAAGAAAATGAAAAAAAGAAGTAATCATCATAATTCTGCTCCAAAAAGAGCAAAGAAAGGTGTTGATGGTATGGATCCTAACGCACCTGTAAAGATTGTCAGAGAAAATAGCGAAAGATCAATGTAATGTCTCCTGAGCAGGTTCAACAGTATAGATCGTTGATTAAGAAAGTCATCACCACAATGGGGATGTATTCTAAAGAGGCTGAAGATCTTATACTAGGTACTGGGTTATATGAATCCAGGTATCGTTATATCAGGCAGATAGGCAGTGGTATAGCCAAATCTTTCTGGCAGGTTGAAGTGGCTACTGCTCAGGATAATATTAATTCGTATCTCAAGTACAGGCAGTCGAGGGCAAGACTATGTGCTTCGGCTGCCTTAGTTCCCATTCAATATGTCAGTAAAGGAATCAGAGATGAAGAAGTAGGTGATATGTTAGAGGTCAATATTGCTTATGGAATCATGCACTGCAGACTCAAGTATTATCGGGTGCCTAAAAAGCTACCTTCTGATCTGGAAGGTCAAGCAGCATACTACAAAAAGTATTACAACTCTGCACACGGTAAAGCCAAAGAAGAAGAGTATATAGAGCAGTATAAAGAAGCTATTTTATAATATTTTCCATTATTTACTTGTTTTTACCATTTTATACAATTAGTATTTGGCATGGAAAATGAATACTATACGATCAATGAAGTAGCAGATATGCTCAGAAGTTCTAACAGAACGATTACAAATTGGATCAAGTCTGGTGAACTGAGTGTATTAAATCTATCTCACAAAAAGAAACTGATTAGTAAGTCAGAAGTACAACGATTTGTGAACGAAAGAACTACTGCCCACACTAGAGTAAGGACTCCGTGATTATGCCTTACCCTATGGAACAAAGTGCCTCCTCGCATATACCTCTTCAAGTGGGCAGTACCTATTTTATTAGTCAGTTAAAGGAAGAACATCAATTTAAGTGTGGTAAGAGAACGGGGAGGGTACTTGATATTGGTAGTGGCAGTGTACTTGTAAGATGGGATTCTTATGAAGAGGTTGATTGGGAAGGCAATAAAGAAACAAGGAGTGCATTTAATCAACGAATTGCGCCACAAACAAAAGTAAGGTTACTAGAGAATGAGTAGACCAAGTTTTACCATCGTATTTGATGATAACAATAGAAAAGCATTTCAAGAAGAATTAAAAGAGTTAGTGAAAAAACATAATGGAAGATTTACCAAGTATAAAACAATAACAAATGAGGAGGACACTCATGTCAAAAAGAGCAAGTTCAACCAAGCGCAAACAAGCGTATCATCCCCCGAACACGACATTACTTACGCCTATCGAGAGGATTGATTTTCCTTTTGGGAGGGCGTATGCACCGTTACTTACCCACTTAGAAGAGAATTTCAAGACTCAGGAGTGGACCAAAGAAAACCGTCAGCACTTACCTAGTGTTACTACTATACAGAATATTATGGCGAAGGGCGTTGGTTTTGATAAGTGGTTAGGTGATGCCAATAGTTATGAAGATGCGATGCAGTATGCGAATAAAGCTGCTAGAGAAGGTACACAAATACACCTTTGTTTAGAGCAGTTATCGATGGGTGTTGATATTGACTTTGATAGTAAATACTATGATCCTGATACTCAGGAAGTAAGAGAGTGGACAGATCCCATGATTAAATTCATGGAGTCTGGCAACAAGTTCTTCTTAGATCATACAATACAGATAGAGGGTAATGAAGTGCCTTTATTTGATAGTAGAAAGGATTACACAGGGACTGCTGATATGATTGCTCGTATCAAAGTAGAGGATGGACTTACTCCTGCTGAAGCAAGGTGTACAGATCTAAAAGAAGGTATGTCAGGTAGGATCATGCTTGATATTAAGACGGTAAGAAACTCTTCTACCGTTGCGAACAAGTTTGAGCATCATAAGTACCAGGTTACAGCATATAAGGAGTTATGGAATGGTTTATTTCCAGAGCATCCTATTGATTTTATGGGAGTGCTTTATGTGATGAATAGTTGGAGAACTGCGCCCAAGTATAAACTCAAGCTAGTTGAAGAAGATTTAACTCAGGAATGGGATTCTATGGTTAAGTTATGGTATGCACAGAACGGACCTATTAAACCCGTTTATGCAAAACCAAGACCGAGAGGAATCAAATCCTGCTTTAAAGCAAACAAAAATGTGATGGTTACAGATAAGAAAATGAAAACAGATACAATCATCACCGAACAAGAAAAACAAAAGGAGGTAGCATAATGGCTACAAGACCAAAAAAGATAGGCAAGGTCAATCTATTTAAGATCGACTATGCAAAGTTAGGCAAAGAAAAAGGTGAAAACTCACCTACATACAATATCTCTGGGGAACTAGATGGTATTGGTAAGGTAGAGGGTGCAGGTTGGGTAAGTCAAACCAAAAAAGGTGAAACTTATCTTAGTTGCAACATCAATGAACCCTTTGATAAGGGCGGAGTTGCAC